CCGGTCGTGATCTAACGCAAATCGGTCCAGACGGGAGTAAATGGTAATGGGAAAAACAATTCTTAAACCACAGAACAACGATACCAGCGGCTTTGATTTTCCATCGGTGACGAAACAAGCGGGCTACCTGCATGTCGATCATCGACAGAGCCCCGGCATTCCCGCCGATATCGCGCTCCAGATGGGTTACGACCCCGCGCTGGTTGCGGAAGGCAAGGTGTTTGAAGCTGACACTCTTGCATGCTGCCATTGCCCGTCCGTGTTCATCAAGAAAAAGGGCACGGATATGGCTGGCCGTTGCACAAAATGCAACGCCTACGTTTGTGATGCGTGCGTGATAGCGGCGAAGGACCCAACTTACGTCCACAGGTCCCGTCAGGAACTGATCGACATGATCAGAAGCGGCAAGTGGGTATTCGACGGGGGAACGATGTCGCTCCCCATTTTGAAACGAAAGGAAACGACAGATGGCTAAACGAATCTTCACGACTGGCGGCCTGACGTACACTGCTACTGCGTCGGGCGCGGCAGTCACCACGCTAGGCTTTATGGGATTGAGGGGCGGCGGTGCCACTCAGCTCATCGACGTGCTGGAAATCTTTTTCTCCGGTAAAGTCGGAACGTCCACCGTCATTGGTCTCGTTGCAAAGCGCACGTCCACAATTGCGACGACGCCTTCCACGCTGACAACGTTCAACTCGGACGGCCCGCTGTTCCCGAATACCACGGCGCTCTCGACTGTTGCCGTGTCGTTCGTAACGGCATCGGGCTTGCCGGTTTCTTCGTCGGCGGTCACCGACGCTACGCTGCAACTTGGCCTCAACGGCTTCGGCGGCATTGTCCGCTGGAACGCGGCTCCGACGCAGCAATGGCAGATTATCGGCAACACGACACCGGGCGGTGAAACGGTTGTGTTCAATTCGTCCTCGCATGGCGGCGTGTCATGCGCGGGAGACGGACACATCATTTACGAGCCCTACTGAGTCTGGGTGCAGCATGGACGTAAAAGCCCCGCTGGAAAAAGAGTGGGGCAATGCTGAATGTGTTGCCCTGCTTGAGCTGTGGCTAGCAAAGGCAAAAGAGGGCGGGATCACGCATCTCGCCCTCGCTGCCTGCGAGCAGCCGAATATTATCTATGCCGATGTGTGCGGTTCGATTGTCATGCAGTCGGCCATCCATAGCGCCATCGATAGCCTCAAGCAGCGCATCGACGACGAGATTACGAAGCGCCTCCCGCCCTACGATCCATCCATCGCAGCGAACCAAGTCTGCTACAACGTTTCCTCCGGCATCCTCGGTTATGACTTTCTGCCGTGGCTGATCAACGCAGAAATGCGCCGTGTGCGCTCTGGCATCGAAGATCCGTTGAAGCTCGCATTCTTTCGCCATAAGGATGCGCAGACGATGCCCGCTTATCATTTCGAAATGCTGCACAACGTCGCTGGCCCGATGGTCAGCATGATTGGCGGCGAGACAAATAAAATCTTCGGCGGCGAATATAAGTTCTCTGTGTTCTACAAAGACGTTGTGGAAGCGATCCACAACGGCGAGAAAATACCCAAGTTCAAACCGTCGCAGAAAGCGATGGAGCTCGTCCAAGACGATCTGCGAGGACTAAAGGCGCCGGTAACGATTACGTTGCGCGAAGCGACGCACTCGCCATGGCGAAATAGCGATCTGACGGCATGGATGGCTTTTGCCAAATACCTCGAGGATCACGGCGAAGAGGTTATCTTCCTGCGCGATACGAAATACGCGCACGACGAGTTTGATGATTTCTGGACGCACCCTGCCGCGTCGGTCGATCTGCATATCCGCACGGCGCTCTACCAGCAGGCAAAATGCAATCTATTCGTGTCGAATGGCCCGATGACGATCAACTATCATCTCGACACGCCGTTTATAACCTTCATCGAAGTGGACGAAGGCCACCACCAGCGCTATCGCCCCGGCTGGCCGGAGTTCTGGCCAGAGTGCATGGGCATCGAAGTGGGCCAGCAGTTTCCGTGGTTCAATGAAGCGCAACGGATCGTCTGGAAAAAAGATAGCCTCGAAAATCTCATCGAGGCGTGGGAGGCACGATGCCGCTGACGTTTGTTGCGCAAGGTCCGATGCTAATACCAACGGTCACAATGAAAACCAATTTGATCGGGTGGTGGGAATTATCCGAGGCAACTGGCACAGTTCGCGCTGACTCAAGCCCAAATGCCTTGGACATGAACCCCGCTGGAACCACCACGCAAGTATCTCCAATCGTAGCTACAGGAAACGCTGTTGAGTTTGCAGCTGCGGGAAATTATCTGAACAAGATTGATGCCCCCGCATATGATTTTACAAACGGCATTACTGTTGCGTTTTGGTTCAAATATCCATCAGGGGTTCCGGCTGTATCATTGGATGAATTAACTGAGAAATTTACAGTTGTACCTTTTCAATTTCGAGTTCTTTATTCAGCAGGTGGGCCACTTATTTGGAGCCTAACATGCACAGATGCATCGGCTCCATCTATAAATATGAGCGCAACTATTTCATCTAACACACCATACTTTTTTGCTGGTACAGCAAATAATACTGTCATGACTGCTAGTATAAATGCAGGTGTGCCAGATACTTTACCACTAACAGCAGGTATTAATCCAACGGGCGGCAGTGCCCATCAAATTGGTAGCCCTTTCTTTGGGGCAGATGCTCATGACCTACAGAAGTATGGTCTATGGGGTCGCGCATTGACGTCTGCAGAAATTGCATTTCTCTATAACGGTGGTCTTGGTCGTTCGTATAGCGACTTATGAGGTGAAACAATGTCCGTCCTAGCCTATCGCTTCTTTGAACAAAAATACGGAATCTATAACCCCAAAAGCCCCGATTACGGAGCGACTGGCAACGGCGTGACTAATGATGGTCCGGCAATTCAAGCTTGCATTGACGCAATAAGGGCGAGGACGAATTCAGATATATCGGGATTTCCGGTCACTACGGGAGCTACATTATTTTTTCCACCCGGAAATTATCTAACAAATCAAGAATTAAAATCTCGTGCTGATGTGAGCGATTGCAATATTTACGTTGAAGGCTCCGGCTATCTCAACACTCATGTTCATGGAGATGTGGCTGGTTATATTTTTCGCAAAGAGTACGCAAACGGATGGGGCTTTAGCGGCTTTAACAAACTCCATGTATCGAACGATTTAAATAATGGAGTTGGCACAGGGGGAATTTGTTTCGACTTCGCAGAAAATGTGTATGTGCGTGATTGTTACGTACAAGGATTCAATGGAATCCGTCTGATCGACACACAATTCAACTGCGTTGTCGACAACTGTATGCTCCTGGGAGGCGGCGGTGAATACTTAGGATCAGTAGGCATTTATGGAGCGCAGGTTCGCATCGATGGATGCTCAATATCTGGTTGGGACATCGGCGTGCAATTGGGTGGGATTTTTACCCAATTTTACAATACTGGATCCGCTGGTATCAGTATGCGCGGAAATCGCATTGAGGTTTGTAACTACGCCGTTATTGTTGGCCAGAATCCTGATCCTCCTTCTACGAGCGGAACGCTTGGGAGCAATCCGTTCACGACCACTAACGGATCGGCTACCGTTACCGTGCATCATGTCGGACATGGGTTACTGACGAATGGCATAGCAACATTTTCAGGAGCCTCCACGTTCAACAATGTCACCATGAATGGATCGTTTACAGCCACTCGGGTTGATGCAGATAATTACACTGTAATAGCCGGGACAAACGCCAATGCTTCTGGTTCTGGAGGCGGCAGTGCCGTGACTTATGTATATATAAATGTCGCCACGGCCAGCGTTGGCATTCACGATATGACAACTGAACGGTGCGACACAGCGATCTGGATAAGACAAAGCGGCCTTTGCTCTCTTAGCGCTCTAGCCTGTACTGATACAGGGACAGGCCCCGGTTTTAGTGCGACTGGAACATGGTCGAGTTCTGGCGGTGGCACTGCGACGATTACCAGCAATGTGCCTCTTGCACTTAAGCCCGCAGATGTGCCGTGGACGGGTGGCACCAAAACAGTATTGCTGGATTCCTCGTCGGTCCCCGGTTACGACATCGGGAGTGTCACTGGCACATGGCAGAACGCCAACACGTTCACCGTTCCTATGCCAGTAAATCCGGGAGGGCCTACAGGCTTCCTCTATTGGTCTTATCCAGTCCGTCGCGGATTGCTCCTTAACAATACAGGGCCGACGACTGTTCGATCCTGCTCATTCCCCGGCGTCGATTGCAGCAGTTACAGCGGTATTATTGATTTTGAGAATACGACAGCCGGAAATCTTGGCTGGCAACTTCCGACTAATCGGTATAATGCGTCGCTCTTTACGTTTGGGCGCAACTGTAACATCAACTCACTCAACTCAATGTTGTTTGCGCAACTGCCGGGGCAGCCCGGAGTGAGCAGAACTACTCCCTCCGCAGGTGACTTTTTCTATATCACCGATGGAGCAAAATTATTAGGTGGGACCGCTGCATGGGGAGATACCGTGCAGGGTGGAGGGACGCAATTGCTCGGCGTGAAATACAATGGATCAGTCTGGAAAGCCGTGGAGCTAATGTAATGTCTTATGTTTATCTGGTCGACGAACTAGGCCAAATATTGATAGACGAATCCTCAGAACAACTGTTTAGCGAAATCGTTTCCGACCAAAACCTCATGGGTCAGGCGTGCTTGTGGTCGTTCGATGACCTCATCGATTGGTCAAAAGGAGACGCCAGATGGCTGCCCCTTTAAAGGTTGGCACGAAAGTTATCTGCGTCGACACACTCAATATCCCTCGGCTTTATAACGAGACCATTCCCGTCATGGGCGGGAATTACACGATCCGTGAAATCATCAACGATCCTGCGGGTGGTTCTGTTAAGTGCGTGCGCTTGAAAGAAATCGTCAATCAGCCAGCCCCGTATAAAACGGGAGTTGCGGAATGCAGTTTTAAAGCGAGCCGGTTTGCCGTCAAACATGGGAAGTGAAGCGAATCTAAATGCCTCTAGCAGTTGTCCTAACAAGAACTGCTGACCCTGCTGGCGTTGCAACGTCGAGCAATATTGCCACTTATTCTACTGTCTCCATTGGAACTGCTCAAAGCGACCGTATCGTTTGGGTTGAGTGCACTTATCTAGGCACTGCCGGCCAAACGGTAACAAGTGCGACGATAGATTCTGGCGGCGGTGCAGTCGCCATGAATAAAAGTACTACGGCGCAGATGGTGAATAGCACCGGCGCGTGCTTTTTCTGGCGTCGTGTTCCCTCAGGTACGACTGCTACGATCGCTGTTACGTATAGCGGCGCACTCATAGCTGCTGCGAACCATATTACGGTCGGTACAGCTACGGGTGCGTCCGATCCAACGTTCCAAACAAACACATCGACCGACATGGACGTCACCGTTCCACTGTCGCTGTCGATCACGGTCCCATCATTAGGTGCAGCACGAGGTTGCGCTGCGTGCGGCGTGACCGGAACGACGCATACTTGGGCAAATTTCACAGGTGATTTGAGCGTCGGCACCGGCACGTTCCAGTATGTTGACGGAAGTAAGACTACCTCTGGCACGACGACAACTACGCTTACCGGCTCTACGAATGGCGAAGATGGTTCGCTCGTCATTGCGATGTTCGCGCCTATTCCAGATGCGGCGCGTAACCTAGAATTACCTACCGGCCATAATAGCAACATACTTAATTTCCCGATGAGCCTGCGGACGTGGTTTGACACGCCGCCGTATCTGAGTCCGACATTTGGTCCACCGGCTATCCCGGATGATTTTTGGCAATTTCCGCTTTCGCATAACACGCTCTATACATATCCAATTAGCCTGCGGACTTGGATTCGAGAAGCGATCCCGATTGTCCCGGCTACTTACATGCCTTCGCGCGTTGTCGATTGGGGCATGTGGGAGGACCAGCGCAAGGCGCTGACCTATATCGCGGTTAATCCGGCGCTGCTTGCTCCTGCGGTTATCAATAAGCCTGTCCAGACAATCTGGACGCTGCCAATTGCGCCGCCGTATCCGGTTGACTTGCGAACATTTACGCAAGCACCGCGAGCGCCTGACCGTAAACCGCCGCTGCAAATTATTTGGAATTTGCCTACCAGCCCGGTCTATCCGACTGACCTAAGGACATGGTCGGTAAAGCCGCAGGTACCTAATCCACCGCCGCAGCCGCCGAATGATGACTTGTCGCTTCCGGCAGCGCCTGTCTATCCGGTCAGCCTGCGAACCTGGACGCGCGCACCGCAAATAACGGTTGCCGTATCGCTGCAGCCAGCCAACCAATATACTTGGTCGCTTCCTGTCGCGCCTGTTTATCCTGTTAACTTGCGAACGTGGACCGTTGCGCCGCAGGCCGTCACTCTAAATTACATTCCATCGCGCGTCGTAGAGTGGGGCGCGCCAGCGCTTGTTGATTTCGCGCAGCCGTGGCAGCAACCGCTCAACGTTGCACTGCTCACTGCACAAGTGTCTGCCCGCCCGGTCAATCAATTTGATTGGCCTCTTCCAGTTGCGCGCCCGCGTGGCGAATTTACGCTTGCGCGAGCACCGCATCCCTCAGGCCAGCAGCGCCCGATAGTCGTTAGCGATTGGCCGCTGCCGATCCAGCCGCACCGGGTTATCCAGACTTGGCTGACAGGGCCGAGAACCGGGACAGGATTAAAACCCGTCCTCGTTGTTGATTGGCCGCTGCCGATTCGGATGGCGCAGCCTGTCCGTACATGGACGCAAGCGCCGCAGCCATCGCAAGTTGTTACTGCCAAACCGGTTAACCAAACTGACTGGCCGCTGCCTTCGCGCACGCCTGATCCTGTGCGAACTTGGATTCAGTCGCCGAATAATGCTGCGCCGGTTGTTTATATTCCATCGCGCGTCGTCGAATGGGGAACGCAAGAACGTCAGCGTTCCATCGACGTTACGGTCCACTTCAATTCGGCGTTGCGATCTGTTGCAGTCGTTACCCTTCCGAGGAATCAATATGATTGGGCGCTGCCCATTCGTATCGATTATCCGGTCAGCCTGCGCTCTTGGAGCAACGCAGGCATTCAAATTGAAACGGTATTCCGTGCG